AGCAAGGCGCGCATCACGGCGCCCGTAGGCGCGCTGCGGATCTCCTGCCGCAGGCCAGCCGACAGGTCTTTGGCCAGCGTCTTCCACGTCTGCTCATCCCGCAGCGCGACGTCCATCAGCATGTTGCTGGCGGTCTGCGTCGCCCAGCCCTTGAGCATGTCGGCATAGGTATTTAGCAAGTGCTCGATGGTCGGCACCTGCGACATGTCGCCAGGCGTGAATGGCTGGATGATCGCGCCCACCTGCCGCGCGACCTTCCTTAGCTGCGAGCCATACCGAAGCTCTGCGCCTCGCGTCTTGACCGGGTTGCGATCGCGCTTGCGGTCAAGGGTGAGAGTCATCTTAGGCGGCTTGATAGCGCTTATAGTCGTCCGAGTCGGCGTCTTCGTCGTTGTCGCCAAATCTGCGCTCGGCTTCGCGTTCGATGAGGCTTGCCGTTTTGACGCAAGCTTTGATCATCGCGTCGCGCAATTCCGCGCGCTTTTCTTGCGGGAAGTCTTCTGCGGTCAGCTTCAGCATCAAGGGAGCCATCAGTAACGTGGCTCTATCGGCAATACGATTGACTTTGCTCATGCTTGTTTTCCTCGGATGCGTTTGCGGATCCATTCCAGCGCGCTCGCCGAGTCTCCAGTCTGTTTCGGCATGGTAGGAATCTCAGGCAAGTCCATATCACCAGGCGGCGGAGCGTTCTTTTCCTGTTCCTCGGCTTCGCTGATGTCTTCATCTGTGATTGAACTAAAAAGACCCGTTACCTGCGACGATGCTTTCAGATCCTTCATGGCCGCAGAGGGCTTCTGGATATTGGCGTCGACTGCGCCGGTGACGGCCGTGACCTTCTTCGTCGCGATATCTGCCTTTTCGGCCTCACTCATTTCCTGAAGGCTGCGGAATTCGAACCCAAAGTCATCGGGCAAAGGCTTACCAAGCGATGACATGGACATCACCGAAAGAAGACGATGCAAGGGATTGCGGTAGCGCCGCTCCTGGTTCTGCTTGACCTTCTCATGCCATTGCTTCATTTCGCCTTCGCCAGTCGCGCCAAGGCCACTAGGCGATTGTCCGAAAAGGCGAGTGAATGGCATACCCAGTGCACCGCAAAGCTGCTGACCGAACTGCAAGAGCATGTCCGAGAGGCCGGCGAACGAGTATTGATGCGTCTCGAACGTGTCTTTCGTATCGATGACCGTCAGACCTTCATTGGTCTGGGCGAGGCGAATGAAATCCATTGCAGCTTTGAGACCAGCCAAGGCAGGGCCGCCGGCCGCAACGATATCGCGGAAATTCTCCACCGACATCGTGCGCAGATGCGCCTTGTAGATCAACTGACCGGCACCGACAGAAGCGCTGTCGAATGCAATCAGGCGATCCCACATCGGCTCGAGCACAGACAGGCCCCAGCCGTTCTCACTGACGCGCTGGTAGAACGGCAGATCCATGCCATCCAGGCGGATAACGCGGCTGTAGTGAATCTTGGCCTTCGGGATCGCTGCGTAATCAGCAATTACGTTGTAGAAGACCGGCTTGCCCATATCGGGGCCGAATTCCGTCACGACTTCGCCAACGGGCGGCGATACCATCCAGCGGTCGAGAATCAGCAGCCCCTTGAACTGATCTTTGCCGATCGCTTCGACGCGCAATGGCGTCTCAAAATCCTGGCCATCGATTAGCATGACCGCGAGCGAGCCGCCGTACAGATTGGCCCACTTGCCGTTGTCACATAGCGCATCCCAGATCGCCATGCGCATCATGTCGCGCTCGATCAGGGAAATGTCTTCCGGGTCGAGCCCCGACATTTCGATGCCGGCGCGCGTCATGTCTTCCGGCATGGCGTCAACAGCAGCACGGACAATCCAGCTACCGCGGTAAGCCGCCTCCAGGTTGATCCGGTTGCGGCTTTGATACGTCAGCGTGTACTGCGACGCAGACGACTGGTTGTCGGTGCCCCAGCCAAGCCTTGCCTGAAAGTTGGCGAACGAGTCGTTAGTCTGCACCGGCTGCGTCACGCCAACCTTTTGATTTCGACGTGACTTTGACATGCTATGAGTAAATCCTGTTTTGTGGCTCGATTGAGCGGAATTAACCGGCGCCTAACCGCTCCCATTGAGCAAGGCCACGGCGACCGCCCAGCATGTCGTTGATGGCATCCGTCATCGGGTCAATCTGGTCGTCGTGCGCATGCGTGTCGTCTGCCGTGAAACTTTCGCATTCGGTCACGAAGTCGCTTATCCAATCGGCTTCAATCGGAATGCAGACGTTTCCGGAATCGATATGACTCACGACATCCATCACGCGCGTGAGCTTGTCTTTATTGCGCTCGATGCCTTCGATCGGAATGCCGCCGTCAGCCCGGATATCCTGGATAAGGCCGGTGCCGCTCGATTTGTCCTCGACTTTCATCTGTCGAAGCGCGGATGAATTCGCGCCAGACTCGGCGTTCAGATGCTTGTTCCAGAAGTCGATCGCGCGCTGCTTGAGGACTGGAGCAGTCCACTTGCCGCGGATCTGGTCAATCAGATAGGCGCGCTTGTCATAGCCGAATCCCCAGCACTGAAACACACTGAAGTCGTTTCGCTCGGCAGTCTTCTGGGCGGTGTCGGCATAAATCTTCCGATACTCGAATTGAGGCAACGCCCCATACCGAACAAACTTGCCCGACTGGATAATCCCGCCGCCCAGTGGTGTAGGTCGCTGCATGTACTGCCCGCTGAAGACGTAGCGATCGGCCTTCTCGGACGCCAGCAGATCCTGTAGCGGTTCCTTGTACGGCCAGTAGCTGAACCGGCCGTCTTCATCGCGCTCCGAACTGTCCACCAGCGGCTGGATATGCTCAGGAAGTTTCGCGACATACTCATCCGTGATGAGCGCGGGAATCTCGATGCACGTCCAGTCACCCGGCACACCGCCGGACTTGATGAAGCCCGTAGGGTCTTCCTCAGCCAGGCGCTGCATGATCATGACGATCGGAGTATCGGGATTGGCCCGACGACTCTTGACCGTGGAGATGATCTTGCGGTTTGCCTTGTCGCGATTGGTCTTGCTGTAGGCGTCCTCAACCTTGAGCGGGTCGTCGATCAGGATGGCGCCTTGCCAGCCTTCGGCCATGTGGCCGGCACGGAAACCGGTGATCTGGCCGCCTAGGGAGGTGGCATAGACGCCACCCGCCTTCTTGCCAGCATCCTCGACGTTCCAGCGCTTCTTCGAATCCGCATCCGTCGCGATCTTGCGCGGCCAGAGTTGCTGGTATTCCTCGGAGCGGACGACTTCACGCGCCGTTTCGGAGTTCAGTACCGCGAGGTCATCCGAATACGAGATGTGCAGGAAGCGGGCTCTGGCATTCAGAGCCAGTCCGCGCGCGATCAGGTTGATCACCACCTCTTCAGTCTTCGACGACCCAGGCGAAACGTTGAAAACAACGTTCTTTATCTCGCCACGAATGACCTTCTCGAGGATGTACGCAATGTAGACGTGGTGCCAGTTGACCCGGAAGTCGATGCCCTGGCGAATCCTGAAGAAGTGCTTCGTGAACTCAAGATGGTCAGCTTCGAGCTTAAGTCTCAGCCGGCGCAGCTTCTCAACCCGGATTTGCTCCAGACTGACGTCTAGCGAGAATGCGCTCAAGGACATCGAGTTCTTCATCGGTCGCATCGCTCAGATCGACCGGACTGGCCGCAGTCTTGATGGGGCCGCCATCCTTACCGGTGTGCTCCAGCTTGTGTCTGTTGGTGTAGGAGTCGCCAGCTTCCTTGGCGACCTGTTCGAGCAACTGGGCGGTCAGCGAGAGATTGCCCTGCGACTCGGCGCGCTCGATCATGCGTTGCAACGTGCGCAGACGGACGGCCCGGTGGGAGACGCCGATCAGGCTGGTGTCTTCCAGAAAGGTCTTGCGGGTCTCGGCGAATATCTGTCGATACTTGTCGCTCAGCCGATTCCCGGTGCGCTTGTGCGGGTCGTACGCCTCGCATTGCTGGGGCGATACATCAAGGCCAAATTCCGCTTTGATAGCCTTCGATGCCTGGGATGGCGTATCGAAGCAAGCCAGCGCCTGAACAATGCGCAGTTTTACTGTTTCTGAGAGTGCTGCCATTCCTTACGATCCTTCCAAGCGGCATCCAAGTTAGGCCGCGCGCAATAAGCAAGTCCCACACATGCGTGCAATGTCCACATTCCCGATCTCGGGTGCACGCTTCGAAGCCTCAACCAGAGCGGCTGTCTTGCCCGCAGCAGCGCCGACTCCATACCTGCGTACGATGCCAACGAACTCTTCCACGTCGTGAGACTGGATGCCGATCTTGGGCAGCCCATCCTTGGTGAAAGCGGGCTGGTCGAACTCGTCCAGCTTGTGGGCGATGTGATAAAGCTCATGCTCGACCAGTGAGCAGAACTCTGCGTCTGAGCATTCCCGTGCGTAATGAGCATCCAGAGTGATGAGGTAAGCCGGGACTCGCCCGAACCATTCCTTCATCTGCTGTTCCTGGCGACCCTTCTGCCAGGCACCCACACGGAAGCTCACCTCTTCGCATTGCCCGACTACCCGGCGCATCTGGCGTTTGTTCTCGGTCGCGGCCCAGAGGTATTCGATGTCAGCGAAGTGGAGATGGTTGTGATCCGGGTTGTGGAGAGGCGATTGCTCATCCATCAGCACGCGGGCAATCCACTCGACCAGACCATCGGCTGGTACGAAATGCTTGGTCCAGTTGCTCTCGTCAAAGAGAATTTCTGGCGGGAAGGGGCGTTGAGATAAAACTTTTGCCTCATCCTTAGTCTTTCGAGTGGCCATTCGTTGCTCTTGGACCCGCGCGAGGTCGGAAGAATCTTCTTTCAGGCAAGCATGTTGCTGTTAATCCGGACGCGGCTGACTTCGCCGTATTCCTTATGGTATGTGATGCACTGCGCGTCCCGGCCAGATAGCCATCCACCTCGAGCAGCGTAGGCATCCGGCGCCGCCAGCGTGCGGTGCTGCTCGACCACCATCAGGTTGTTTTCCTTCACATCGATGCTGTGAAGGTGTCCCGTGTGGGCATATGCGTATTTCGTGCGCCCAAACATCTCGCGGAACTGGGCCGCAAAGACTTCGGAAACATTCGTCACTTTTCGTTTGTGGCCGTGGTGGAAGAACAGGGCGGTCTTGCCGAACTCGTACGCGTTGTAGGGCGACGGACTGCGGTCGACCGTGATTCTTGGCTCATTCTCATAGAGCGCGGAGAACCATTCGCGCATCCATATCTGGCTAACCGGATCATGATTCGCATCCGCCATCACGATATGCACTCGTTTGTGTTTCGCGAGCAGCATGTCAATCACCGTGCGCAGGATGCGGATTGCCGTTCGGACTACCTTGTGGAACCTGCTATCCACGTCTAAAACGTTCTTTGACGCTGGGGTAAGGGCTTCGATCGAGTCGGTATGTAGGAAATCTGAAAGCTGCGCGAAAACTGCAGTCTCTGCGTTCGGTGACTGGGCGATCGCTTGCTCAAACCACCGAATGATCATGTTCTCGGCGATCTTGATATCCCAGTCTGCGCCAGTTTCCTCGCGGTGACTCAACATCCCGAGGTGGAAATCGGTTATGACGAAGCAGTTCAGCAGATCGGCATTGCCGTGCGCCGGCGCAGCTCGTGGCCGAACGCGCGGGATGGTCTCGGCGAATGCTACAACCGCCGCTTCCCATATCTCGCGCTGCTTATCATGGTCAATCTGATTCTTGACCCACTGTCCAGCGACTTCGCCGTCTTTATTGAAGTAGGTCGACGTACCGCGGAGGAAAAATCCATCCGGGACCGCGCGGGTCATCTGATGTTCTGGGCTGTAGCCCATTCTGGCGGCCT